CTGCTAACGCAGTAGCCGGCGCTAATGTCTCAGGTCAAGTAGGCAATGCATTGATATCAGGTACTGTTTATACAAATGCACAACCTAACATTACCAGTGTTGGTACATTAACTTCACTAACAGTTACAGGAAACACAACATCCGGTAATGTATATGCTAACTCAGGTACAATTGGTGCTAGCTTAGTAACTGGTACATTAACAACTGCATCACAACCAAATATTACATCGGTAGGTACATTAAATAATACCACATTAGGTTCAAGTAATTCATTGTCAGGTGGTAATTTAGTCAGTGCTACCTATTTAACTGGTACATTAACAACTGTATCACAACCAAATATTACATCGGTAGGTACATTGAGTAGTTTGTCGGTTACCGGTAACACAACAGCCGGTAATGTATATGCTAACTCAGGTACAATTGGTGCTAGCTTAGTAACTGGTACATTAACAACTGCATCGCAACCAAATATTACGTCAGTTGGTACATTAAGTGGCTTAAGTGTTACTGCAAATATCACTGCTGGAAATATCGAATCTACTGGTGCACTTAAAGGTGGCGCATTAACCGTACAAGATACGGTTATTAATGGTAACTTAACTGTTACTGGAACGACAGCATACGCAGATGTATCTACATTGAACGTTAAAGATCCTGTAATTGAGTTAGGTGGAAATCCAAACAGTGTTTCACTTAATAGTAACGATGGTAAAGACCGCGGTACATTATTACATTACTATACAACACAACCTGTTGATGCATTCATGGGTTGGAAGAATAACAATGCTGAATTTACTTTTGCAAGCGAAGCGTCATTAAGTACTAACAATGTTACAATTGCTAAATTAGGTAATGTACGTGCGGGTAATGCTGTATTCAGTAATTTAATAACTGCTAATTATGTTACCGGTACATTAACTACTAATACACAACCCAACATCACTAGTGTTGGAACTCTTACTAGTCTAGCAGTAACAGGCGATCAAACAATTGGTGCTAATTTAGGAGTTACTGGTAATATAACTGCTACTGGGTATATTAATACTGGTTCTAATCTTTCTGTAACTTCAAATATAACAGCAGGTAATGTATATGCTAATTCAGGTACAATTGGTGCTAGTTTATTAACTGGTACATTAACAACTGCATCACAACCAAATATTACTACTATTGGCACATTAGGTAATTTAACTGTAACCAGTAATGTATCTTCTGGTAATTTATCAGTTACAACAAATATTACATCCGGTAATCTATATGCTAACTCAGGTACTGTTAAAGCTACACTGTTGACAGGAACTGTTACCACTAATGCACAACCAAACATTACTAGCGTTGGTACAATGTCTGAAATTAATATTACTGGTAATACTCTTACTGGTAATCTAACAGTTAATAATACATTAACACTTAATACCCTAACTGTTACTGACATTTCCGTCAATGGTAATATAGCAATTAAAGATTCCTTAATTGAATTGGGTGGAAATCCAAATGGCACACCTCTAGGATTAAATGATGCAAAAGATAGAGGTACATTATTACACTACTACACAACAACCCCAGTAGATGCATTCATGGGTTGGAAAACAAGTTCAAGTGAATTTGTATTAGCAAGTAGTGCAACAACATTAAACAATGCAATTACTGTAGTCACTTATGGTAATTTACGAGCAGGTAATGCGGTATTCAGTAATCTTATCACTGCAAACTATTTTACAGGTACATTAACAACAGGACAACAGCCAAATATTACTCAAACCGGCACACTAGGGTCATTAAATGTAACTGGTAACATTCAATCAGGTAATGCGGCGCTGGGGAATCTAATTTCTGGTAATTATATACAAGGTGTATTGACTACTGGTGCTCAACCTAACATCACAAGTATTGGTTCATTAAGTGTTTTAGATGTTAATGGTAATATAACTAGTGGAAATGTATACGCTAACTTAGGAACAGTAGGTGCAACTTATTTAACTGGAACACTAACAACTGCAAATCAACCAAATATATCTAATATTGGTCAATTGGGTAATTTATCAGTTACTGGTAATACTGTGTCAGGTAATTTATATGCTAATAGTGGTACAGTAAGAGGTAGTTTATTAACCGGTACATTGACTACAGGTGCTCAACCTAATATCACAAGCATAGGTACATTATCATCATTATCTGTCACTGGTAATACTAGTACAGGTAACATCAATATCAGTGGTAATGCAAATACAACTAATTTGGGTATCAGCGGAGTATTAGTATTAACCGGTAATCTTACTGCCGGTAACATTAGCACACCTGGAATATTAACAGTTACAAGCAACATAAGTGCGGGCAATATTAGTACTGGTGGTATATTGTCTGTAACTGGTTCTGCTAGTGTTGGTAGTTTAAGTACCGGTGGTGCAGTGGCAGCAACCGGAAATGTGTCTGGTGGCAACTTAACTACGACTGGTACACTAAGTGCAACGGGTAATGCTAACGTAGGTAACATTGGTGCAACTGCAGGGGTATTCACCGGAACAATTACAGGTGTCAACATATACGCTAATAGTGGTACTGTAAGAGGTAGTTTACTTACTGGTACACTAACTACTGGCGCCCAGCCTAACATCACTAGTGTTGGTTCACTAAGTACCTTAACAGTTACTGGAAACATTACTAGTGGTAATGCAAATGTGGGTAATTCGTTAATTGCTAATTACATTCAAGGTACATTAGTTACCGGTGCTCAGCCTAATATAACTAGCGTTGGTACATTAACTACATTGGCTGTTACTGGCACAGCAACAATTGGTAATTTAAGTTTAACTGGTGACTTATCTGCACCTAATATTTCAGCAACAGGTACATTGTCTGTTATCGGTGATGCTAATTTAGGTAACATAGGTACTACTGGATTTGCAGTTGTTAGCGGTTCAATAACAGGTGGTAGTTTGATTAGTTCGGGAACACTAGGTGTTACAGGTAATACTACTATGAGTAATTTATCTGCTAGTGGTACAATGACAGTTACTGGGAATATTACCGGCGGTAATTTAAGAACTGGTGGCACAATTACTGCAACTAATACAATTACTGGTGGTAATTTAACAACAGGTGGAACACTATCAGTTACTGGTAATGCAAGTGCAGGTAATATTTCTACTATAGGTACATTTACATCTACTGGTAACTCTAACGTAGGCAATTTAGGTACAAGTGGATTGATAGTTGCTACTGGTAATATAACTGGTGGTAATTTAACTACAGCCGGTAGATTATCCGTAACTAGCAATGCTAACGTTGGTAATATTGGCGCAACAGCAGGTGTATTTACTGGTGCAATTACCGGCAGCACAACATTAAGTGTTACTGGAAATGCTAACGTAGGCAATTTAGGTACAAGTGGATTGATAGTTGCTACTGGTAACATCACCGGTGGTAATCTAACTACTGGTGGTGCGTTAAGCGTAACTGGAAATGTAACTTTAGGAACTTCGGGTATATTACGTACTGTTAACAGTTTATTGAGTGTTGATGCAACAATTACTCCTTATGCAAATACAACATATGATTTGGGTTCAGCTACTAAGCGTTGGGATTCTATCTATGCCAATACTACTGTTTATTTAGGGAATGCAACTATAGTTGCATCCGATACTACTATCACGATGTCAAATGCATTTGTAGCAACTGGCATTACTTCAACTGGTAATTTAAGTGTATCTGGAAAAACAAGTTTAGGTAGTATTTCAAATGTTAGTATTGCAGGTGGTAGTTCTGGTCTTGTTTTAAGTACTGATGGTTTAGGAAACTTATCTTGGTCTACTCCAACTACAGCTGCCGGCACAAATACTCAAATTCAATTTAATGACAGTGGTTCATTCGCAGGTAATGCAGGGTTTACATTTAATAAAACTACTGGTACCTTAAGCGCAACATTGCTAACCGGTACATTGACTACTAATGCACAGCCTAATATCACAAGCATTGGTACAGTTTCAATATTAAATGCAAGTGGTAATATCACTGGTGGAAATATTAAGAGTAACGGTCTAGCCAACATTTCAGGTACAGCCAACGTAGGAAATCTAGTAACATCAGGAATTATAAATTCTACTGGTACTATAACCGGTGGTAACTTATACACTGCGGGTGATGCGACTGCTCTGGGTTCAATTAGTGCCGGTAGTATATCTACATCAGGTGCACTTACAGCTACCGGCAATATCAATGGTGGAAACTTAACGACAGGTGGCAACGTTGTTGCTACTGGTAATATCTCTGCAAATAATTTAACTACTACTAAAGATTTGACTATTGGTGGTAATATAACTTCTGCTAACATTACTGGATCAGGCTACGCTAATGTATCTGGAAACATTGTTTCTGGTGGGTTTATATTTGCTAACAGCGGTAATATTCAAGGCAATAACATAACTGTAACAAGAACATTAACTACTGCAAATGTATCTGCAACAACAAGTATTTCTACAGTAGATTTATCTTCTAACGGTAATGTAAACTTCACTGGCGCAAACGTTAGTTTGGGTAGTATAAGCAACTTACATATTACCGGTGGTAGCAGTGGGTACTTCTTATCAACAAATGGTACCGGTACATTAAGTTGGGCAAGCCCTTCAGGTGCACAAGGTAGTAATCAACAAGTTCAATTTAATAATGCAGGTTCCTTAGCAGGTAGTAGTTCTTTCACATTTAATAAAGATACAGGCGTATTAAATGCTACACAATTTAATGGCAGTGGCGCTGGGTTGACTAATATGCCGGCAGCCAATATATCCGGTACGGTAGCAAACGCAAACTATGCGGCTTATGCAGGTAACGTCACTATTGCCGCACAATCTAATATTACTACATTGGGAACATTAGGTAATCTTTTTGTAACTGATGATTCAAACTTAGGTAATTTAAATGTAAGTAAATTAACTAATTTAGGACCTGTTGCTAACGTCAAGATTACAGGCGGGAACGACGGATATATTCTTAAGACTGACGGTACTGGTAATTTGTCTTGGATAACTGCACCAGATACACGCCCAGCAGGAAGTACAACAGAAGTTCAATTTAATGACGGTAGTGTGTTTGGCTCTAATTCAGCATTTACATTTACTAAAGCAACTGGTAAATTAAAAGCAACAATATTTGAAGGTGCTGGTAATAATTTAAGTAATATTCAGGCAGCAAATTTAACTGGTACTATACCTGTAACGGTTTCTTTCTCAGGTACTGTTGCAAATGCTACCCAGGCTAACGTTGCTAATTATGCCACTAACGTTACCGGAAATACTCAATCTAATATTACTGCGGTAGGCACATTAAAACGTTTACGTGTAAGTAATGCAGGATACAACGAAGTAGATTCATTTGCTATAGTTGGTACATCTCAAGCTGGCTATTTCTCAACTACTGATACTAGCTTTTGGATAACTTCAGCTCCTAATTCTATTAATCCTGATCGTAGTACAGGTCCAGCAAATGTTGGCTCTGGATTTGAAATCGCACACGATATCAATCAAATTACATTCTTAAACGGTGGATATCAAACTATATTCACTAATCCGCATGGCGATTTGAAACCAAAGACAAGTTCTGCTGGTGGAAGTTTAACAGGTAGCTTGGGTGGTAAAGCACAGGGGGTTGACTACGTATACGGTATAACCGGAACACCAAATGTAGCAATAGCATTTGCAAGTGATTATTACAATCTTTCACAAGATTATACTAGTGGTAGTGGTACAGGTGCAGTATTTGAAATATTTACTGTACCGGCTATAGGTGGTAATGTATATTCTGTTCTTGTAACTAATCCTGGTCATGGTTATTTAGAAGGAGATACTGTTAGAATTAATGGTACACAATTAGGTGGCAATAGAACACATGATTGTACATTCACTGTATCGCAAACATGGGACGCATATTGGAGAAATCTATATGTAGGTGATGTTAACTTGAACAACGGTACAGGTGACTGGACATTAATGGCAGGAAGTGATGGTTTATATTTGCGTAACAATGGTAACGGTAGTAAGTATAAGATAACAATGACATCAGTTCCGTCCGGTGGACCTTCTCCTCTAGGAGAATAAGATAAATAAGAGTGTTCGCTCTTTATTGAGAGTTTACGCGGAGGTCAACCGCGTAGGCCTAGAACGCCAACTAACTTAAAGGAAAAATAAAATGGCAGCAAGATTAAACAAAAAATTCTTCGGTAATCGTAACATCGGTACCGGTGGCGACCAGACTACTGGCAATCTATCAAACAGTCAAAACTACAATGATGACCGTATTGGTGGTGAAGGCGTAGCAAGTGTAACAGTTAACACAGTAGGCGCATATACTTCTGGTTTACCGACAGCAACATTCAGTACTCCTGATCTTCCAGGCGGTGTACGTGCTACTGGTATCGTTCATGGTAATGGATTATCAGCCGCTACTACGACTAACGGTACTGGATATCGAGTAGGCGATGTATTGACTGTAGTAGGTGGTACAAAGGTAGCGGCAGCTACTTTCCCAGTAGCCTCTATCACAACATTGGGTACACCTGGTATTACTAACGGTGGTACATTGTATGATATAAACAGTGTATCTGATGGTGACAAGGTTACATTCACACACGCTAACTTATCAACACCGTTGCGTGTTCGTATTACATCAGTCACCGGAAGCACTGCAACTGGTATCGTAGTTGAGGTTCACGGTGTCTGGACAGGCACAGGCGCATTTCCAACAAGCATGGCAGGTGGAGTAAATGGTTTCACTGCAACAACAACAGCTAAAGTTTCTCCAGCAGGCGACACTAACGGTAACGGTCTAGTATTGAGTTTCACTGGTTCAAACTGGGGCTTATACTCATTTGGTACAGTTGCAGTTCAAGGTGACTATACTGTGGCAGCAAGTAACCCAGCCAGCTTCTCAGGTGGTAATGGTACAGGTGCAGCCGCAACTATTACTTATGGTGTTAGTGGTGTTGTAGTTACAGAAAAAGGTTCTGGTTATACATCACCAGCTGATGCGGCAATCACGTTTAGTGGTGGTGCGGCAGCGGCTACTTCTGTATTAACAACAGACAACGGTATTCCTTATGATGCAGGTAACCAAGAGAATGCATTGATTCCATATGCATATATTGGTGGAAGTCGTAAGATTGTTGACATTGTAGGTCAAAAAGGTGCACGCCGTTACAAAGTTACAGATGGTACAAACGTAGCATTATGCAACTTAAAAACATCAGCGGCTGCTAACGCAGACGGTGAAATGGACTTGACTGCTTATGACAGTGCTGGCGGCGAATATTGGGTTAAGAAAATCAATAACCGTCGTTGCACCGTTGTTCGTAAAGCAGGTGGCAGTGGTGGTACACAATTTGCTACTGATTCAAGTGTTCCATGGACATTAGATGCGGCAACATTGAATACTACTGTTAAAATCAATAACGCTTAATTTTTAAGCAACCAACAAAAAAGCCGCACTATGCGGCTTTTTTTATGAGACTTTCTAGTTTATCTTTTACTATATCAAAGTTAACCGTATTGAATAATCCACTATGTAATGGTTTTGGATAATGATGTACGTCTACCCAACAGTATCCCACATGTTCTTCATTTAGTACAGGAATAAATTCATCATCTATCTTGCAAAAGAATGTATGATAAGTAAATGTATTGTTTACAAACTTTTGAATGGGTATTAGTTTAGCATCACTGGGGAAGAAATCTATTTCTTCAATGCATTCACGTTCTAGACCTTGGAATAGAGTTTCATCCTCTTCAAGTTTACCACCAGGTATACCCCATATGTTTACACCCCTTTCTTCATTGCGAAGAAGGAATAAAAATCTATTGGTATTGTTTGCGTAAAAGAATACGCCTGCTGATATACTTTCTTTCTTACTCATACATTAATTTATCTTGTATGAGTTGTTCCATTAAATTACTACAGAGAAGTCGCCGGCAGCATACCAGCCTTCGTAAGATTTAACCCAAACGCCGTCAGTATACCTGTACTGCACATTAGTGGTTAGATTAGTTACAAATTGAACATTTGTTTCTGGTTGACTATCAAAACTTACATTCCACTTAGTTCCGTCATATTCAATAATGTCATTAGCATTTGCAATAACTTCACCCCAAGCAGGAGAGAATTCTGAATTAGTAGAACCTATGCTGTCAATAATTAAGTATCGTTGACCAACAGCTGCCGCTGGTAAACCTGAATCAGGACCTTTATGTTGCGGATTAATAATACTGTTTACGGAATCAAGTGTATTCTGCGGTAAAGTATCAACATCAATATTGTATGTTAATAATCTATCATCAATTGGATTAAGAGAAATTGTACCTACAATGTCGGTAGTCATGTATGGATTTTGTAACCAAATCTGACTGATGCCTGATTGTACATTACCGTATACATTTAAGAACGCACTCCATTTAATATCAGTTACTGGATTTTGTTCTGGAAAATTTATATCAGAATTAGGCGGAGTGAAGGGCTGTCCATCAGGTAAAATTTGTAATGTGTTATTGATTAAGAAGATTTTATAGCCATAAGGAGTAATCTTTTCTCTTGTCCCTAACAACAGATGGTCGTCTTGCATATCAGTGATTGCATTACCTTTAAAGATACTAGCAATAATCTTATGAATAACACCCATTTTCTTGGCTTTAGCACTAGCACTAATCCAGATAGGCATATAGAATTTCCAATTCATAATGTCTATTGGGTTTCCTGACCCCATTGGAATCTGTCTGCTACTGAATGTCAATCCGTCTTGATATACAACTGACAATGATGTCCAGTCAATGAAGTTATCTGTGCTTTGAATTTCCATACTTGGATTAAATAATACACCAAGTTGTTCAATCAATTCAAGTTTTTGTTGATAGTTTGTTGTCCAAAAGTCTACATTAATACGTAACGTATAGGGTACTGGCATCAATCTCTCAACAGTGAATGCATCACCCTGTACATTCTCAAATGCTTGAGTGTCCTGATTAAATGCTCTACGGCGTACAGTCATTTTGTCAACGAAGGTTGGATCCTGTGTACGTCTTTGGTCATATTCTAAGCCAGTAACATAATATGTGATTAGAGGTGCACTAGGTAAACTACTAGAACTGTTGTTTGCTTGTATCACAGAAGCTTGACGACTAGAATCTCCGTATTGGATAGGTACACGGACTATGATATCATTGCCTGCCGGATCTTTGCCTTTAGTGACTTGCCAGTCACTAAAGATTCTAGCAAACTGAATTAAAAATCTGCGTATTTGATTGTCGTAAAAGTAATTTGCCATTGATATCCTTAATCAGGCGTGATAGTTAATATTGATGATAGACCTTGCTGTTGTGATATAGTACTACCATCAATCAATGTTGTAGTGTTGTTGTTATTTATGAAGCTACCCAATTGACTCTGATTTTGCGTACTACCAAATCCAGTATCTGTTTGTACTTTCTCAGATATGCCTATCCATAAACCACCATCCCAACGGAATAATTTTTGTGGGGCATAGTCTAAACGTAAGAAGTAATCCCCTACTTTTGGATTGTCAGGAAAAGTAATGCCTGAACCAAAAGGCACACCGTTTGGTGCTGTGCCGTCTCCTACCATGTAACCACTTGTATATCCCAATCCCCTTGGTGTGGCTTCTGTAACAAATGTAAATCTTGGATCCTCATCTGCTCTAAAGTCCATAATATTAACATCAACAATAGTACCAGTAAAGCTTGGTAACGATGGGTCTTGGTCAGCAGTAGCATAAGTGTTGTCACTTGTACCATAAGGGGCAGTAATGTCACCCAATGCTTTTGCAGTTAATACAATAGTTGGTTCTAGACTACCACTACCACTTGCTGTTTTATCTGGTTCAATCTTAGCTAATTCTAAACTTAACTTAACAAATGCTTTTAGTGCATTTGAAGCTTTAGCTTGTTCATTTACATCTTTTAAAGCGGCAATTGTAATTCTAATTATGGGTGCATCACCGTATTGTGCTAAAGTAACAACTCCGGGTCTTGGAGCAACTTTAGGTAGTGTTACATTTTTTGGTGTAGCAGGTTTATTATTTGTGTCAGTTGGTGCAACGTATAATTGACTACGATTGTATCCTGATGTAGGTAATATACGTTTAGCCTCTGCAATCATTGCTTCATTAACAGCAATATTTTTATTGTATCGACCTAGTATATCTTTTAAGTTATCAACCGTATCTAACTCCCAGTATGTAGTATCAGTACACGGTGTACCAACAGGTACATTTGATTTAGCAACATAGTTTTTGTCACCGTAACTAACTACATATCCTGCAGGGTATATTGTTGTTTTATCCCAGTCACCTAGATATGTATCAGTGTTGGTTGGTTGTTTCAATATATTACTAAATTCTTGACTGTCTACTAACGGCTCACATTTGATACGCCATAGATGAGGATACCATGTGCTACTAAATCCTTCACTTGCAAAGTTAGCATCAGTTATCTGATAATATCTACGCAATGATGTTGGAATCAATTCATTTAATGGATGATAGTCTGTTAGATGGGGTAACTCAAAAACATCGCCAACCATTAACTTACGACCAATCAACTCAATCATTTTATTGTAATGTACTGTTACGAAAATAACATCGTTATTCAAAAACAATCCAAACTGACTTAAGTCAAAGTCTAAATTCTGTACATTGTAATGACCACGTAATCTATAGATATTGTTGTCATATTTGCGGTCACGATTTTCTAAGAACAACAAGTCTTGTATACTTGTAGGGTCTAGTTTGTCATATTGAGGTTGTGATTTGTCTCTACTAGGTCCGGAGTCTGTTACCCCTAAATATTTATGTATGTACAAGTCGGTCCCACCAACATCAAACATTTCTGATATATTCTTATCAAAAAAGCGATAATCGTTGGATTTTTGACTACGGTAAAGGGATAGTTTCGGCATATTACTAGTATTTATCGTAAAGTATTACCATTCTGTGCTTGACAATAAATGGTAAATCATATATAATAATGAAATCGTAACAGGAGTAACTATGGCAACACGTAAACCCAAGGCAACATCAGACCATTTCATCAAAGCACTGAACCCCCGGGATGCAGACCAAAAGTACATGGGTGATGAGCCCTACTTCCCATTGCAACCCACAAGCGAGGGTCGCAAACTTATATTGAGTACAAGTTTCACTTGGTATAATCGTTTCTATGGCAAGAAGGATGCTAAGGAACTATTGTGTCAGTATTTGGATCATCATGACCGAACTGCTGATGCTAAGTATTTGCGTAAGGTGCATGAATCTGAGTACGTTATGACATTGTGCTGGTTAGCACGTATGAGTTTACGTGGTCTTGAACTTATTGAACAAGAAGAACGTACCCTAGAAAATGAAATTGCACGACTACTGAAATTGGTTCACAAGCCTGAGGTAGTAAAAGAAGTAGCACCTAGCAATCGTCCTAACATTCAGGAATTGATGCGTGAAAAAGCAGGTGAAGCCGCAGGTGAACTTGAAGGATTGCTTGACGAGTACATGACAACAGGTAAGACAACACAAAAGGTTGTTGATGTTGTCGCAAAATTCAATGTCATGCCACAACATATCCCTATCATTGTTGAGATTTGGAAGCGTAAAGCAGAAGAATTCAATGAGTTAGCAGAGGGTAATGACAAAGACCTAAACGAGGCTTATGCTTTCTTAGGTAAAGTACAAGTGCGTAATCTTGTCAAATTTGTAGATAACGTTCTAGGTGACTTGAACAGCTATATCTCAATTAAGAAAGCAAGCAAAGCACCTCGCAAACGCAAAGCAGTTCCTGTTGAGAAGATTGTTGCTAAGTTGAAGTATTTGAAAGAATTCAAGGATCCAGTTAACAAACTTGATTTGATTAGCGTACATCCAACTAAGTTGCATGGTGCAAGCGAGGCATGGGTCTATGACACCGCAAAGCGCAAAGCGCATCATTACATTGCTGACGAGTACAGCAAGTCCTTTACAGTTAAGGGCAATACGATCCTAGGCTTTGACAGCAACGCAAGTGAAGTTAAGACATTGCGTAAGCCGGGTGAACAAATTAAGGAATTAATGGGTAGCAAGCCGGCTGCACGTAAATACTTTAAGGAGATTAAAGCAGTAGCAACTGCGCCTAATGGTAGGTTCAATGAAAACATGATTATTTTGAAAGCATTTTAATGAAAGATATTGAAAAACGAATGACCGAGTTGATGGAACCTATCGACCAGCAAATTATGATGTGCGATGACCGACGTGATTTGCTTATGCTTAATTGCGCTATGCTACAACGAGTGATTGAACTCTTTGATATGCTAATAGGAGAAGAAGGTAGAAAAACAATGTTAAAGGATAAAGTATGAGTGTAGATTTAAACAAATACAGTGATTTTGTAAAGGCTGTGACAAGCCAACCAAGCAATGACTTGACTACTTTTATGAATCGGTTAGATGAAATAGACGGTAGCTTTAATGCTGACACTGACACACATGGTCCTGATATCAATGTTCCGTTATTGCTTACTGCATGTCTAGGACTAGCCGCAGAGTCAGGTGAGTTTATTGAGATACCAAAAAAGATTTTCTTTCAAGGTAAATCTCTAACTGACGATAATGTCTTTCACATGAAACGTGAACTCGGAGATATCATGTGGTACTGGATCAACGCTTGCAGGGCACTTCGTCTAGATCCTAATGATGTGATTGCTGAGAATGTAGAGAAACTAAAAGCACGATATCCTGGTGGTGAGTTTAACGTGTTTAATAGCGAGAATCGTCAACATAACGATATCTGATATCCCTGTTTACCTGATAAATACATACATATCAGGTAAACAAATATGGCAACAGCACTTTCATTACAAGAATTAAAAGAGGGATTATTTAAGAATCTAGAATTACGTCTTGGCGGCGGGATGATAGATATTGAACTTGATCCTGCACATTATGAAGCGGCATACAAATATGCACTTCAAGTATATCGTCAACGTGCTCAAAATTCTACAGTAGAATCCTATACATTAATGGAATTAACTGCTCATGTTAACACTTATACTCTTCCCGATGAGTTTGTTGGTGTAAGACAAGTTTTTCGTAGAACAATTGGATTAGAAACAGGTCCTAGCTCTAGTAGTTTTGATCCATTTAGTAGTGCAATTCTTAATACATATCTACTTAACTATAACCATGCAGGTGGTTTAGCAACATACGATTTTTATGCAGGGTATATTGAATTAGCCGCACGTATGTTCGGTGGATATATTGTATACACTTTTAATCCAGTAACAAAACAAATCAAATTGGTTCGTGATGTAAAAGCAACCGGTGAAAAGATATTAATTTGGGGTGATTTACAACGACCTGAATCAGAATTGTTACAAGATCCAGGGTCAGGTGTTTGGATTGGTGACTTTACATTAGCAACAGTAAAGTTAGCATTGGGTGAGGCCCGTGAAAAGTTTGCTAGTCTGGCAGGTCCAGGTGGCGGTACTACATTAAATGGTACTGCACTAAAAGCAGAAGGTGTGGCAATGCAAACACAACTCATTGATGAGTTAAAACGATATGTTGACCACAGTCAACCAATGACATGGATACAAGGTTAACCTAAATACTAGCGTATGTCATACATTAGTAATATAATTACTAATAGAGGAGAATGTATGATTATAGGTGTAACAGGATTAATCGGAAGCGGCAAAGATACTATAGCCGACTATCTAGTAACAAACCATAAGTTTAAACGCATTAGTTTTGCGGCTAGTCTTAAAGACGCAGTAGCAAGTGTCTTTGGCTGGGAACGTGATATGCTTGAGGGTACAACTAAATCTAGCCGTAAATGGCGTGAACAAGTTGATCCTTGGTGGAGTGACCGACTAGGCATACCTGAACTTACACCACGCTGGGTACTACAACAATGGGGTACAGAAGTATGCCGTGCTAACTTCCATGATGATATCTGGGTAGCAAGCGTAGAGAATAAACTACGTCAAACAAAAGATGATATTGTTATTACCGACTGTAGGTTTCTCAATGAAGTTAATGCTATCAAAAGTGCAGGTGGTATTACTTTACGAGCAAATAGAGGCCCTGAACCTGAATGGTATGATGCGGCAAAAGCATTTAATAAGGGACCTGATGGGAACAGTCTTTGGTCATTGAGCAAAGCTAAGTTGGACAAAGCAAAGATTCATGCTAGTGAGTACTCCAGCGTAGGGCTAAACTATGATTACCAAATTGATAATAACGGATCAATTGATGACTTACATTCTACCCTCAGTCAACTTCTAAATCTCCCCTACGCCAGTTAACTTCTTTTCTTTTAATTACTTCAACACAGTTTAAACAAATTGTGCGTAGATTAGTAAACTCGGTATGTTCTAGATTACCGTCTATATGAAACACAGTGGTTTGACTAGGATACAAACTATTAAAGCCGCATAAATCACATTTGATTTTTTTCTTGTATCCGGCTTTTTGCCAACCGGGTTCTCTTGGCTTAAGCTTATTTTTCTTTCGACCACATTCATCACACATACTACGATAATGTGTTACTCCGTCACGTTTGTAGTTTACAGCAGTGTTATTCTTTCCGCACGTCTTGCATATTGGTCTCATACTATATTTATCGTTTGAACCTTCGAAGGTACGCTAATCACCCGTTTTTTAGTATTATTGCTAAATATTAATACGACTAGGGCGTTAACCCTCACAATCATAACATAAAGGAAATTTAACATGGCATTAGTATCACCAGGCACGCAAGTAACAATAATTGACCAAAGTCAATACTTACCAGCCGCGTCCAACTCAGTACCTCTATTATTGGTAGCAACCGCCACAAACAAATTAAATGCTGCCGGAACAGCAGTGGCAGCAGGAACAACCCCAGCAAATGCAGGTAAATTATATCAAGTAACAAGTCAACGTGACTTAGTAACATTGTTTGGTAACCCGTTCTTCTACAAAACAACAGGTGGAACACCAATTCATGGTTACGAATTAAACGAATATGGCTTATTGGCTGCTTACTCATTAATGGGTATTTCTAATCGTTGCTATGTTCTACGTGCAGACATTGACTTGGGTAGTTTAGTTGGAACATTAGTTCGTCCTAAAGGTGATCCAGCAGACGGTACTTATTGGTTAGATTCAACTAATTCGCAATGGGGTATATATGAATTCAGTGCGGTGACCGGAAAATTTACAAACAGAGGACCTATTGTAATAACTGAAGATGAATATTTAGACGGTTATAATGTTCCGATAACTAGTTTAGGTAATATCGGACAGTATGCAATCAATGCAAAATACCAAGAATCCAGCAATCCAGTCAATGACGGACAATACTGGTATAAAGCGCCAAGTAATGTATGGATAAGATTAGGTTCAACTGAATGGAAAAAGTCTATTCCAGCAGTAATTTCGGCGGTACCGCTGAATTCATTAGTAAACGGTATATTTTCTATTACATATAATGTAAATGGGATTGATGAGTTTACTGCTACCGTTACTATCGGTGGAGGAACTACTGTATCTGACGTTTCAGATACTATCAACGCTTTAGGAATTTCTTATCTAAGTGCTAATGTTGTTCAAGGACGTCTATGTATCTATTCAAGCAGTCCAGAACCATTCACTAAAATGACTTTCGCCGCCGACGCTTCTTCACCTAATATTTTAGATCCGGATTACTTAGGTATTAGTTCAACAGCATTTTATTGGCAACCTTCAGTTCAATACGGTACATCAAGTCAAATGCCATTATGGACATCAAAACAAGATACACCAAGACCAACGGGTAGTGTATGGATTAAGACCAGTACAGCAGGCGGTGGTGTAAACTTAGTGTTATCACAATTTAATAAAAAAGCAGGAGCTTTTCTTTCTAAGAAACTAACAGTCTTTAGCTCCATTGATGAGGCTAACTATAAATTAGATTCAACTGGTGGTAAAAATATTGTTGCTGGAACAATGATTGGTGACTTTGGGTATGAATCAGTATCTCCCGGAAGTCCTATGTACTTCTATGAAAGAGCATTTGCAGGCCCTACAATTGTTACTGGCACAACACCAAATCCAACATTTGTTACAGGTTCTAGTTTTATTGTTGTAGTAAGCGTTCCTAATTCAATAAATGGTTCTTCAGTATATACAGTTACATTACCTAATGTAGGGACACCTGGACCAAATGAATTTGTAACCGCATGGACACAACAAAATATTCCTTATACAACTGCTAAAGTAGTCAATGGTTATATTCAGTTAACACATACTGCAGGTGGTGAAATATTAATGGGATTAGCAGGTAACAATACTAACTCGACTGTATTAAATACGGCAGGTTTTCAACCAGGTGTAAATCCTAAAGTTATAAAAGGTACTGTTGCCGGGGCAACCGCTACTGCCGCAGTTCAATATTCATCTAATAATTCTGGTTCGGGAGCATCATTCAATGTTGGCGTAATTGGTAATTATTACAATGTTAATAGTGTTGTTTCTGGCGGTACAGGTTATGGAGTTGGTGACTTAATCACTGTCAGAGGAAGTAGTTTATTTGGTACTAACGGTACACA